ACCAGGTCTACGTCTAATAGACCCATCTATATCAAGGATAACATTATCTAAATCTTGACAAGTCCCTTCTGGGAAAGTCATAGGGCTGGCTTCTGTATTCCAACCCTTGTTGAATTGAAAGTTTAGCTTTTGACTACGTTGTCTTGGCACGTTAAATCCTCTTAACTAGGGAAGCATTTAACAGTAACAGTTGATGTTGCCATCTCTGTAGTGTGGGCAGAATCAGATTGCATAAAGAACTCAATATAATCTGATGTTGCTAATGAAACCATTGTATTCAGGTTGATTTGATGCCAATCTGTAGTGGCTGTACTTGTTATTGTATGTGTTCCTGGGATCATAACCCCATTCTTATAGATACTTATCTCTACAGTTTTAATACCACCTGAAGATTGAGATAATGCACCATTAGCTTGTATCAAAGCCATTACCGTTTCAGTACCTGTATAGGTAAGACGGGCGTTAGGTGAAGTATCACCTGTGAAATCTTTAGCGGAGATAGGTACGTATGTGGCATCCATCACTGTCCACGATGTAGTTGTGGTGTGTGAGTAAGCAGGTGTAGCACTATCAAAAGCTACATAAATTGCTATATGGCTATCACTAGACTTCCACGTACCTGAACCAGCTCCATCTGCTATATATGTAGAACCAATACCCGCAGCAGCAACACCTTTAGGCTCATGTAAGCTTGACCCAGTTAATACGTTATGTTCAGCCATTTGTGATACCTATTTCATAAATTTTATAAAGAAAACCCCCTCCGAAGAGAGGGTATCTAGAGGGTACTACTTAAGCGTACAGAGATTGCTCTACATACTCTACTAGTACTCGTGCCTTACCAGTTAGCAAGTCAGCAACAGAAGGAGCAACATAAAGTTGTCCAGCAGCAGCACCGATAGTATCACCTACCAAAGCACCACTACCCACTGTTAAACTACCAACATTAGCAATAACAGTTTGAGTCAAGTCAGTAGCTGACAACAGACCATCAAGGTCAATATCAGTACCATCAGCTTGCTCCAAACCGATAAGCAGGTCAGACGTAGTTGAAGTTGAAGTGAATCCAGTAATTACTTCAAAACGAGCAGATACAATCATTGCGTTAGCAGGAATTGACAAAGCTAGTTCAGAAGTAGATCCAACAGGTAGGTCATCATAATCAAAGACCCATTCTGCTTTCTTTACTGCATCTTTAGTTCCATAGGAACCACCATATTTCTTGTCCGAAATTGGACGAGGACCGTAATGAGAAAGTACACCACGACCTGAAGTATTTTCAAAACCCATGACTTATCTCCTTAAACGGCTGGGGTTAATAGAACTGCCAACGTATCAACACGCTGAGCACCAAGACCGAAACGACCAGTAGCTTGTACTTTGTCCTTACGTTCTTCATGATCACGCCATGCTTCTACAGTTGGTTGTCTACGCCAAGCTTTCATAATTGGCTTAGTTTGATCAGAGGCTACTGACATAAATACGTTAGCAACGTCACCTACAGATGCACCAGTGTTAGTACCATCAGCTTCATCAAGAGCAGCTTCAGCAGCAGTAAGAACAGGCAACAAGTTAGAAGTCCAAATGTCGAAACCAAAGATATTAGTTACGAATTTGTGAGTCTGTGCGAAGCCTTCAGTGATAATACCACTAAATTGAGGGTTGTTTACAGTCCAAGAACCGTTATACAACTTGTTCAAGTCATATTCAACAACTGGATCAACGATAGCAATACGACCTGCTTGAGGAACCTTAGCTTTATCGAAAGAGTACTTCATGAAAGCAAAATCTTCCAGTTCAACACGTCCAGTAGCACCACCAACAATACGGTGATGAGCACCATTGATTGCATTGGGGTCATTAGCAGTTTGAGCATCGTTACAAGCTTCAAGGTACTTAGTTTCAAAGTACTCAGCCATTGCACGACTAGATTCCATCGCACGTTCTTGCATCAAACGCTCAACCATGTAACCATCTTCTTTCAATACGTCTGTTACAGACCATGCATCACCAGGGAAATCAGTGATAGACAGTGTAACCGTACCTGAGTCGATAGGGTTAAAGGTTAAAGGTGTACCTTCAGCAGCTTCTTGTAAAGTTACAGAACCTACGGTAGGGATATTAAGGGTATTACCATTGCCAAAGTCAGATACATCACGACAAAGACCTTCTGGTAACATGATTTCCGGTAGATTTTCTACCAAGAACTGAGAATAAATCTCAGCCGCAATTACAGCGGAGGAATTGGAAACTTGTTGAGTCATTAGCTAATCTCCTAGCTATTTAGAGAGTTTTTGATTCTAGTCCACTCAGACTGCATATCCTTCATACTACCTGTCAAGAGGGGGTTGCCCTTCTTAACGTCTGGTTGTGCTTGGGACATAGAAGCTGTGTTTATAGAGCCACTAGTTTTGTTTGGAGCCGAAGCACCTGTTGTGCCGAAATAAGCGGTAACTGCTTTAGGGCTATGTTGAGCTAAGGAATTCATCATGTCGAGTGAAATACCCATCTCTACTGCCTTCTGGCGGTAAGCTTGATCAGCGGCTTGAGGAGTACCAAATTTCTCAGTTAACGAAGCAATTACTTGTGCTGCATTATTCTGTGAAAGCTGTTGTTGCTCCCTTTGACCTAAGACCCGATCAACGAGTCCTACAACTTGATCTTCTCCTAACGCACCTTCATGGTAGGTTGGGTTGTTATCAAGGTGGCTCTCCTTCGCAGGTACTTGTGTCTCCATTGCCATACTAGCCATCTTCTCACGCATAGCCGCTAGTTCTGATTCTAGCGTAGATATGTGCTGTTGAGCAGGAGCGATAGAGTTAATAGCATCTGACACAGTTGCATACTTAGGTTGCCCATCTTCTTTGGTAATTTTCCCTAACATGTCATCGTAGGGGTTACTTGAAGACGCTTCAGCGGGTTTCTCTCCTAGCTGGTTTGGAGCTACAGATTCAGGGGTCTGATCCGTAGGAAAAATAGATTGTTCATTAGGCTGGTCGGCCATAAATAATTACCTTAAATTAGTTAAAGATTATTTGAACTGTATTATACCATAGTTTTTAATCATTTGTCAACAACTGATTTAATAAGTTCAAGAATTTCTTTATAAGTCCGGACAGAGCCTACAGAATCAGCTTGTTTTAAAGCCCAATTCTCTAAATCGTAGTTATCACGCTCTGATGTACCACGTTCATTCTCAATACGTAGCTCTAGTATCTCAGCTAAGAAGGTGAAGGCGTTCCTACCGTCTGCTAGTGCTTCTCGTAGATCAGCTAGTTTATCTGGCTTACCTTTACAAATGTTCTTCCAAGCTAATTTCATTCTTCACCACTTAATCTTTCAGTATAATTACGTAAGGAATGCGCCCATAACCTAATGAACCCCTTACCTTTGAGGTATGTAGGCTTAACACATGTTTCACCCCAAGGAGGTGTAAGTCTTATCCAATCATTTCTAGTTAAATAAGATGTAGTTGGTATACCTAGAGATTGGTAGTATTTGTTACCACCCCAGTAAAACCCTTTAGGTTCAGCGAAAGTAACCACTTCCTGTACCTTACAACCTAAATCTATTAACCTAATAGCCATGTGAGGGGCTGTAGATGCACCTAAGCTATGACCTGTGACGATTATAGGTAAGTTATGTTGTTTGATTGCAGGGCCAAAGGCATCTACCCACTTAGAGGCTGACTTCTTAAACCCTGCATGACCCCAACTCTTACTCTCACCTTTATAAGGGTAGAACTTGAGATTACGGGACATATCCCTAATACCCATCTCTGTACCACGAACAGCAAGACGTATACAGTTGTATTTAATCCTGACTAATACCTCTATACCGTCTATCTTCCAAATATTATTGGAGTCTCTGTCGTAAGCCTTATCACATAGTATCGCTAAATCCATGTGCTTAATCATATTACGGTAACAACCCATCTATAGCTGCGTCTACACCTACACCTGTTTCTTTCACTATAGCTGTTTCTGTAGCGTTACCATTACCCTCAATAGAAGTAATAGACATTGTACAGCCCGCTAGTGCGATTAGTGTTGAAATAAGAATTAACTTGATCATACCATACCCTCTTGTTGTTGCATCATTGCCATCTCTTCTTCTGAAGGCATCTCTGCTTCTACTGGTGTCTCTGCTTCTGCTGCTACATCCTGCTGCACTTGGTTAACTAAGCGTTGTGTCTCAGCTTGTTCCATAATAGCAATGTTATCTTGTATTAAGTCATACTTGTTAAAGTCAAGTATATCTTCAACCATGTTAGCCAAGGTTTTACTAGATACATGTGGTTGTATTTGTTGCCAGATAGGGGTATTAGATAGTGAGGTCAGAGTCTGAATTCTATTAGCTTTAGCTGCGAAGTGACGAGCACCTACAGGACGTAGCTTACCCTTAGCTGTAATGTCATCTTTAGTAATAGACATGAACTGTTCTACACCTAAGTCATCATCCATAACACGAATAACATCAAAGGTATCCATACTATGTACAGCTACTTCAAGCATAGAGTTAAGTGCAGGTTCAAGACCATTGATCTCAAAGTTAGTAATCTTCTCTTGGAAGATGCGACCTGCTGCATTCTCTAAAGATTGTACTTCAAAGGCTGTTTTCTCACCAGGAGTACGGATACCCATAGCTTGTTTAGGCGCACCAGCGAACTCTTCCATCAAGTTCATCAAGCCCATAATCTCTTGTTGGGTATTGACAATAGCTGAGAGGTCAGGGCGTAATAGCTCTACTGCACCATCAACATCTACATGTATCTCTTCGTCAGGCCCCCAGTTAAACTCATCTACGTCACCTTTAATTACTTTAGGGGGGTGTATATACTGATCTACAGCATCTGCCTTAGCATTCTCTAAGTGATCAATACGGTACTGTATACCAACTAGGTTATCCATTGGCCCCATAGCATATAGGTTATCTGGGCGGAATCTCCAACCAACGTGTTCTTTAAAGCCACCACGAGTCCAAGCAGGGTTAGCTTGCTTACGGATTACAAAGCTACGGTCAATAATAGTAACTACGTGATCTTTAAGATACTTACCTGTATCGGGGTCATGTATATTACCTTCAAGTTCCAGTATCTCTACAGTACCTGAATTAAAGTACTGTGATAATGAACCAAAGCCATCTACCTCAAAGTTCATAGACTTATCGAAATCTTCAGCTTTATGTGTATGACATTCAGAACGAATATCTTCTGCTTGTTTAATAGCAGATTCTAGGTATTCTCGGTCTGGGTGATCTTCCATTACAGACTTAAGATCCCCAATAGTCATTACAGAACGGGTAATCTTAGGTGTATTCTTAAAGCTATTAGCTGTAGGGTTAAATACAATATCTTGAGCAGCAATACGAACTAAGTTAGGGCCTACATAGCCTTGTAGTAACTCACCTGTCTCATCATCTATTGATGTTTCATTTACCCAATCAACGTCCCAGAAACAGTTGCCAGTATCAATGTAATCGTAAAGAAGCTGACTAATTGTTGTTCGCATGTTTGATTCGCGTACTTTGTTAGACATGTACGATTGTATTGCAACACGTTTGTCTTGATCTGCTTGATCAATCGTGTGAGCTTCCCAACGTAGCCAATCGTCATTTGGCAATACCGCTGCAAGATAGTTTGCATGTAAGTTATCTCTTATCTGTGTTAATTTAGGTAATACTGTTGTGTTCTTCCAAGGTAAAGAACTATTGGTAGTCTTTGATGTATCTGTAGCAAAGATGAAGTTCCTAGTCTCTTGAACCCGATCCAACCAAGGTCTACGTGCAGTATTCCACTCATCCCATAGAGAACCTATTGACCGTGCTAGGCCATCTCTATCATATAGTTCTTTAAGTTCTGCTGCCTGTCCACTACCTTGTATCATGCGTTATACCCACCAAATCTATTAAATGACACTACGTTTGTTTTCTTCTTCTCTTTACGATGTTTAGGAGCTTTAGCAATCTCAATAGCAGAAGCTAAGGCATCTTTAATATCATCGTGAGGAGGACGAGCTAACATTAATTCTTCTTCTAGCATACCAGTATAACCACCTTCAAAGTGCCTGATTGTGTGGCTATCGTACCTATGCTCTAGAACTGACGCTATACGCTCTTGCTTATTACCTTCATGCCTAGATGGACTGTAACCATCAATAGCTAAGTTCATACCTTCTTTACGTATACTATCTTTGAGGTCACGTACTATCATACCCTGGGCAGCATTGATCTCTGCTCTCATACGTTTAAAGTCCCATTTACTATGCATATCACTTACATGTTCAAACAGTACAGAGATACGATCAGCTTTAAACCTATCTATATCAAGTAAGTAAATGTAACCTTCGTGGTCAACACCAATAACAACTAAGGCAGAGAAATCCGATCTCTTAGATATAGTGTAAGCGAAGTCAGCAGAGGCATAGACATTAAGTTGCTTACCTTTGAATCTCCATACACCGCCACTACGTGACAAGAACTTCTTATCATAGTACTGGAACATATCACGGCTTATACGGTTAGAGCCTGGGTCATTAGGGTTATTATAATACTGACTATAGAACTGAGTTATATCTGTGTACTCTGCTTGTAACCTAGCTAGTACCTTCCTATTAAAACCAAAGAGCCTACCATCTGGTCTAGCAGTACGAGGCCATGCAAAGACACCATCTGTCTCTACAACACCTTCCATTACTTCCCATACAGGCTTCTCATCTACAACGTCATCATGTTCATCATAAACCATCTCTTTCATGGTTTTCCATGTGTCGTATATATCTTTAGGGTGATAACGTGTACCACAAGCCTTAATAAACCCACCAGGGTTCTTGATAGAAGAGATCTGAGACATAGCCCTACGAACTCTCTCACGCCCATCTTCGGTATATGCGTTCTCAGGTACTACAACATCATCCGCTACTACAATATCAGCGTGCCAACCTGTTGTGTTAGTTGTTAAGCCAGCAGTACTAACTGTAGCATCACGTATACCCTCTAACTTCCTTTGGGGGTGATCCACTGAGATAGCTGTAGCAGCCCACTTCTCTCTCTTACCTTCTTCAGGATCAACCATCTCAGGCCAATACCGTCTGTATACATCCGAGTTCAATAGGTTCTTAATAGCATAAAGCTGTTTTTCAGCAAGTGTAGAGGTAGCTGATAGATATAAGATAGTAGTTTCAGGGTGTTTAGTTATCCACCAAGAAGCCCATACAGCGATACAATGGGACTTTAGATGCCCCCGAGGTTGTAACACTAGCTGATTGTAATCTTCATTCTCTTTTTGCAGGTACTGGAATATCTCCTTATGGAGTGTACCGTATTGATATTGAGGATTGGTTAACCTAGCAAAAGTCCATAAGTCTGCTAATGCTAGGTCAATTACCTCTTGTCTAGTTGCCTTTTGGCTCACTGAAGAATCCTAGACATATCATCTTCTAGTTCTTTCTTAACTAAGCTATGAACCTTAAGAGCCTTAGCCTTCTCTTCTTTAGAAGGAGTACCACGCTTCTTAGGTGCCCAACCCTTCTCTGCCATCCACTTAGCAGCCTGTAAGCCTTTATCTGTATTAGCTATCTCAGCCATAGTAAGAACACCACGAGATAGTAACTTAACTTCTAGTTCTTCTCTCCAATCTTCTATATATGGGTGTAAGTCTTTAGTCTTAGCACATAGACGTTTCCAATGATTCCAACCACCTAAGTACTTAGTAGCAAACGTATACTCTGTAGGGTCATCAGTAGAGACATATAACTTCTTAATTGACTTAAGGGTACGTTCCTCACCATTACAAACAACCACTTGATCTTGGTCTTTAAGTGTATAAATCACATTCTTACGGTTATGATATGATAACTCTAAGAATAAGCCTTGAGTGATGAAGTTACCTGT